CCGTGGATACACGCCGCTTCCACTTGATGGACGTGTCTTAATGTTGTTCAGATTTGGCGACCGTGTAGAAGAGGAAATCATTTACCATATACGCCTCGCTGGGTATAGTGTGGAAGGCCAACAGGAATCTTTTTCAGATCATGACAACTGGTTCTCCGGACATTGTGACGGTATTATTCACGGAGTTACAAGGCAAAGACATATCCTTGAAATCAAGTCATGCAATGCTAACAAATTCAAGGCATTTCAGCAGTACGGCGTACAGAAAACTTATCAGATATACTATGATCAAGCTATCTGTTACTGCGGTTATGCCGGCCTCGAACGTGCTTTGTTCGTCATTCAGAACAAAAACAATTCTGAAATCTATACTGAGAGGATATATTTTGATGCAGAAGTGTTTGAAGCACTCAAACAAAAAGCATATCAGATTATCACGGCAAACGATCCGGCGCCGCAACCTTTTGCAGAAGACTCTCAGACATGCAGTTGGTGCGACTACCGAATAACGTGCTGGATGCCGTCAGAGGCGATACAATCGTTAAGAGATTGTATGACTTGTGAGTATTTAAAATGGACTGGACTTGTGCGGAGCTGTCTGCATAAAGATCATCCGTATGAAATCAAGCAACGGATAGGAGTCTGCGGTGATTTTATTTTAAAAAACATCGAGGGGGAGCTATGACACGATCAAGAATAACAAGTGCATTAAATGATTTACAGAAACAGGTTAAGACAAAAACAACTATAGGAGAAGCTCTTGAAATTTGCAACCAGTGGACTGCTGATCTAATGGCGGTGTGCAAAAAAGAAGAAATTGACGGTTATCGAAACGGTGTTAAAAATACAAGGAAATGATACTGTGAAGGCAACTATAGAGATTGAACTGAAAATGGACGGCGAATACCGAAAAACGGACGATCAGAATATTGTGGATGCAATACTGTTGTCTTTAGATAATACGTGGTTAATTAAGGATGATAGATTGGTTGTGATTGCAAAGTCGGCAACATGCAGGCTGAAAGGAAAACCATGATTGATAACGACAATGGTACAGTCACCGATGAATCCACCGGTCTAATGTGGCAGCAGGAAACACCTGGTAAACCGATGGACTGGAGACCATCATCAGAACATTGTAAATATTTGAGATTGGCAGGCTATACCGACTGGAGACTGCCTACCATTAAAGAATTGATGAGCCTGGTGGATTACAACAGATATACACCTGCGATAGATATCACATATTTCCCAAATACGGTTCCGTCATTTTACTGGTCTGCGACAGAACTCGCTTATGGGATGGGTACAATATGGGGTGTGAACTTTGGATATGGGGAGTCTTACGGGCATGATAACTATACCAGTTACTATGTTCGGGCAGTTCGGACTTTTTATCGGGTCGTCACACGGGCTAAAATAAGAGCAATTAACACTGTTTTAAAGGAATTTTTTTAATTATGAAGAAATGCCTTTTTTGTGAAGAAGAAATACCAGAAACAAGCGCAAGAACAAAATTCTGTTCGGACGCATGCACATGCAAAGATAGAAAAAATAGGTACAGAAAACCGATTGTAGCTTATGAAGCAATACCATGTAAAAACTGCGGAAAAATGTTTACACCAAAACAATCAAATTCTGTTGCTTGTGGCAGACCAGGATGCAAGGCTGTCCGAATACCGGTGCTGAAATTAAAAAAATGCCTTATTTGTGGGACGGAAATAACAGCTAAACACGGAATGAAATATTGTTCAGATATATGTGTGAGAAAACATAGGAAAAAGAAATATGATGACAGGCAATGTCTCTATTGTGGGAAAATGTTTACTCCAACAAAAAGCATTTCTAAAACCTGTGGCAATGAAGATTGTTTGAAATCTCACTGCATAGCGCTAAATAAGGCCAGAGATTTCGCTGATAGTGGGCAGGAGTATGAAATCTCAAGGGAAAGCGTCTTAACGAAATGCCCAAGGTGTGAAAGGTTGTATCAACGAATATATGAACCAGCATGGATTGGGAGGGGAATGCCACGGGTATTCTGTAACAATTGCAATTTTGGATTTATAGCCAACCAACCATCATATAATGAATATGAGATAAGGATTTAAAAATTGAGGCCATTAATAAAGATTGTATCGAGGTTGGCAATGGCTTCCGCCATTGCCTCCAAAGCTATAGAAGCCTCCACTGATAATAGCGAAGCATTAAAGGCATACCAAAATATGGACAATGCGGCAATGGACGCGCTTAAAGCATTTCCTGGTGCGCTGAGTCAGAAAGAATATGCTTTTGTACAAGATAGATTAGTTAAATTCTGCGATGCAATGGATTGGGAAAACAAATACCATGATGTAAGAAAATTTATGGTTTTTTCTTCAGAACAGCTCTCCGGGATTAGGTATGAACTGAAGGCGCATAATGCAGATGCACGCAAAGTGGCAGCAATTGATAGGCTAATTTCGATTGAGGCTGATATTTATGATAGATATTCAGACGGAGGGGAATGCACGGGATGTGCAAAAGAAGGAATTATAGCTCATGACACCTGGGATCAAATCTTTAGTTCATAAAAAAACATTGCCAGCCATACATTACGACTGGTTCTGTGAAATATACCATTGCAAGATGTTACGTTCTGCCTGCGAACGTCGCCAAGAACTGGCTAAATACACAGGCGTAAACCAATACCGGTCGCAGTATTCTGATACCTGTAGCAATTGCAGTCAAATTAAAAAAGGAGTTAAAATGATAGAAGAAGGAGTTTTCACGATAGGGCCGACAGAAGCCGAAAATCAAGAATCTGAAACGACAAGAGTGTGTCGGAACTGCAAAGAAGTATTACCAATGGAAGATTTTTATAAAAGTATTGATCACATTGGGGGCAGGGAGCGGACGTGTAAAAAATGTCAGGCAGTGAGAAAAAGAATAACAGCAGCAGCGAAGAAATTCACGGTAAAGATTAAAGCTGAACCGCCGAAATTGCCGGTGGGATTACCGCCAGGTGTTTCAATAAATCCAGTTTCTGGGAGTGACGATTTTCCGCTCACAAAAGATTTCATCTGTAATAATGACCATTCGGTAACGTTAGATTTTTCATATCATCCAGACATGTTAAAATCGGTTTTAGACGCCGCAAAAAGGGAGTTCAGGACACCACAAATGCAAATTCTTTATATGCTATCGAAACATGTTGATTAAAAGCGAGGCACCATGGAAATAAATTGTATAGATGCAATGGCGGATAAATGGCCATCAACAATTTGCGCTCGGGGAGCAATCAGTGAGTTTACTGGTGGAGTATATTCTCCGAGATTTCTTGCGAATGAAGATTGTGCTCGGAGAGGGCCTGTTGGGAAAATATTAATCGGTGGGCAAGTCTGTTATCCAGTGACAGAATTGATCGAATGGTTGAAGTCAAGATCGTCAAGTTCATGGTCAACGCGTAAAAAAACCAAATAACGATATCATGGATATTTTTTACCCATTGGATGATAAATGGGGACAGAGTGGGGACAAAAAAAATAACCAAAGAAAAAGGGTTACAGTTATTCGCTGTAACCCTTTTATTTTATTGGTGCCCCCGAGGTGAATCGAACACCTGGCCAATGGATTAGGAATCTAATTCGGAGCATTTCACAATGTTTCACAACTCTTCACAAACTGAAAATAACCACTTGACTTTCCAAACGATTTGGCATTATATCCCATCCTAAACTTTACTTATATTTACCCCTGCGTAGGACAAAAAATGGGGACAGAGTGGGGACTGGAAAATGGGGGTTTGGGATGGTTGGTTGGCAAAGATCAGATTATAGAGGTGTCCGTTTTCGTGAACATAACACCAGAACGCATGGTATTACGAAGGATAGATATTTTGTAATACGATACCAATTTAATGGAAAACGATATGGGGAATCGTTAGGTTGGGCATCGGAGGGCATGAGCGCAAAAAAAGCGTTTCTGATACTGGCTGAGCTGAAACAAAATCAGGCCACAAGTACACCACCATTTACACTAAGAGAAAAACTGTCTATCGAACATGCGCGACGTGATTATGAAGAACGAGAAAAGATTCAGACAGAAACCATAAATATTACATTCAAAACATTTTTTGAAAATTCTTATTTGCCTATCCAGAGAACCCATAAGCGCAACAGATCCTTAGTACCTGAAACGGGACAAGCCGAGAACTGGATTTTTCCGGTTGTTGGGTATATTCCGATGAAAGATATATCCAGTTTCCATATCGAACGAATAAAAAAGAACTTGCTTGACGCTGGCAGGTCACCACGAACAATACAGTATTGCCTAGCCACAATCCGGCAGGTTTGGAACCATGCACGGCGAGCCGGGGTTGTTTCAGGAGATTCACCAACACTGAATGTTAAAATCCCGAAATTTGATAACAAGAGGGAGAGATATCTTAATCCGGCTG